GACTTCCTCAACTCCATTTCCAGCGCCTTGAGAAGTCAAAAACTTCTCTTGCTTTACAGTCCAGCGAACATCTACTTCAATCGGATCACCATAAGTATATCCACCATACCCATCCGGGGTTGGTGATCCCCAGTAAACCGCTTTCTGATTGAAAAACTTTCTGAGATTCATCAGTGATACCCTATCATATTCAGGGAAGCGGATTTGCTATATCCATTTTTGGCTATCTTCCCAAGAGTTCCGGAAATATCCAGGAGAATTGCCATCTGGCCATAGCTGGTACCATTCAGCCCCATTCCCCACTGCCCCTGATAAGTTTCGCCAAGCGTATCTACTTTTACCGATTTGGTCCTCTGATCCTGTACGCTCAAGACGTGGGCGGAAAGATACCGTTCGATCTCCTTCAAGGTTTCATCGGTTAAACCAGCCGTTTCCAGCCAGGAAGTTACCATCATATTTGCCGTATTGATAAAAACATCAATGTCAGTCAAAGTGGTATCAATAATAGCAAATACTTCAGCGTCAGTTACGCGAGGCATTACTTGCCCTCCTCATTGAACCATTTCGGCTCGATAAAGGCTTTGACCATAGGCTCGTTGAATACCAAGCCAACACTCTCTATCAACTGCCTAGCATAATCCCAATCTCCAGCACAAAGTCGGGAAGGCCAGAAGTCAAAGATATCCAGCTTAGCAGTATGCATTTCTGCAAATCTTTTTTCGTGCTGGTCTATCCAAGACTGCCAGCCAGCCTCATCCCGGTAAGCCCGCATGAATCTCGTTAATTGGCAGCTCCTGATGATATCCTTATGATTCCGATGAATGATAATCCATTTAGCTTTTGGAAAGGCTTTATGCCACATATACCACATTCCAGCAGCCTTGGTACATTTGCAGAACCATTCACCACTTTTATATCCCTGAGACATCATAAGCCGCTGAACGATATCTCTCCAGTGATCTGCTTCCGGCTGGGAAACTTCAAATACCTGGCGATTGTTCGGAAGTGGCTTCTGGCCCATTGGGTCGGCGCCGATCTTTTTCAGGTACGGTTTAACAATATCATTCCGGAGATTGCAATTTTCAAACATCCCCTTCTGGGCATCAATACTGGGTCCATACATCTCCCCGCCAAAAGCCCCACAGATATTGAGCATACCTGCCGTCATCGATGTTCCAGAACGGGCACAACCAACTACTAAAATCGGATCTTTCATGCATGCTCCTTTACAATCTCTTGCCAAAGGGTTGGGACTTCAAACGGCCTGGGTTTACCATGGAAAACAAGCACCTTACAATTTGAAGATATTCCACCAGAACAATGTCGCTTATATGAATAGATGCTCTCCGGGAAGGCGTCTTGTAATATCCTGGGGATGATTCGTTTCTCTTTCAATTTGGTATTCGTATAATCTTCTTCACCACGAAGCTGCTTGGAAAATTTCTCATAATCAAATTGGTCATACAGCCATGACCAATCTCCATTCCAGGCCATAATTCCTGAGATAGTTCTGACTGGTGGTCTGAAAGAACGAATCATCCAAAAATCTTTTTCTGTAGAGTCAGTGGCCACCTTAAATAAGTCATCAATGTTACCACGGATCATTGTATCAATACCAGTTACAACAGTCGGACCAATATTCCGAAAAACCTCAGGGACAGACCACCAACCTGGCCAGTTATTAATCAGGGGAATAGAGACGACGCCATCAATCTTTTCCTTGGAGTCTGTAAAACAAATGAAGTCGTAAGGAATCGTCGTATTTGCTTGTACCTGCGCTGCAAGGAGTCGGACGTGCTCTTCTATATAATCCCCCCCAAGCTTCAGTACACAAGCAAACACCGGCATTGTTGACTTCATTCCACTAACCTCCATAGATTCGTCCGCCAGGGCTTGGGATCGCCATGGAAAATGATGATTCCCGGATCTTTCACAAGGTTCTTCCGAATATGGAGTTTGTAATTACAAATCCCGGCAAAGTATTCTTGGATTGCTGTTAAATCGACCCCTTTGGTCAGCAAAGCATTTATCTGGTAATTTTCATCACCACGATGGAGTTTTGATTCCTTCTCAAAGTCAAACTCATCATACAGCCAGGACCAATCTCCATTCCATGCCTGCATCCCATTGATAAATTCTCCCGGATGAAAGAACGAATCAAGCAAAAAGAAATCATCTTCCGGGATATGACAGACCATTTTCAAAAGGTCGTCAATGTTCTTCAGGATCATTGTATCCAGGCCAATAGCAATTGTCGGTCCTTGGTGTTTCCAAAGTTCGACGCAAGACCACCAGCCGGGATAATTCTTTTCAAGTTCAACCGTCTCTATTTCCGGAAGTTCATCAGCCTGATCTGTATAGCAAACAAAACGATAAGGAATCGTCGCATTGCGTTCAATCTGTCTTGCGAGTGCTCTCACATGGCCTGGGTAATAATCACCGCCAGAGCGAAGGCAAACGACTATTGAAGGGATCTGATTAATCATAGCCATTCACTCTCCGGCACTGTACCAATCTTGACTGCTCGACTCTTACCATGAGGCGTTCCCCAAACTTCACCAGCCGGAATGTCTTTCGTTACAAAAGAATTGGCATGAATGAAAGCATTCTCGCCAATATTTACGCCAGGGGCAATCACAGCACCAGCCCCAATCCGAGCTCCATTGCCGATAATAGCCCGCTCAATCTTTGGAACCGCTCTCCCCTGATTGGCAATGTTCTTCTCATTGGTCATTACTACTCCCGGACCGAAGAAAACATTGTCACCGATAGTGGCTTCTGCGGTGATATGGCATTGAGATTGAATCGTCGTATTGTTGCCGATCTTGGTATCCCTTTCAATCACCACATTATGACCAACAATCGAGTTCTCGCCAATCTCCACATTGTCTCGAAGGACAACAAAATGGAAGACTTTAGTAGTCAGAGCTAACTTGACCCCTTGGTCAATTACAACGTATGGGCTGATAAATCCTGACATATGGCCTCTAATGGTTTTCGTTCAAATGTTTCAAGAGCGCCGCCGACTGTTGCGTTTATAATCTTCAATCCAACCTGATTTGCATCCCTGGCTATTACTGGCCAGTACTTCATAAACTTTGGGTATGGGTCATGAAGTCTTCCTGCTTTTTTGTCGAACCTGACTTCATAGTCGTTATGCCAATGAGACTGCGTATCCTTTGGATCAGCCGGGTTCTGCATATCGAAGCCGAGTAGGACGACAGTTTTTGCTCCAAGCCAGTAGGCAAAATTGATCGCCGAAGCCCCGGAGTTTCCATTCCAGGCAATACCATTTCTTCTCTTGATCTCAATTCCAGATGGTTTACTTCTGCCAACATATTTCACCCTAACTTTTCTCTGTCCTGGAAGAGTAGCTGCGCAAGTAGCAATCAGCCCTCCATACTCCGTTATCGCCGGTAAATTCTCTTCGTACCAACCTTTGTCACCAAACCAGCAGGCATCAACCCAAGGCCCGAGTTTATATGCCTGATTCACTCCGATCACTCGGTGATTATGGATGAGTGATAAATCCTGTTTTAAAAGACTGACTCCACCACCGATAATGAAGACAGTCGACTCAGGCCAAATCCTTGGTATTTCCCAGAACGACATATCAATCTTTGACGTATCTTTCTTTTGGCATTGATTCTGCTACAACTTTATTATTGCAGGTTAATGTTATCGTACCTGCGCCCAGATGTCCAACACCAAACGGCATTTGATGTATTGCGCAAACAGCCCCATAAAGAATATGCCGATCTGTACAAGTGTCTTTTTTAAGACAATCATTTGGTGGAGTCGATGGATGAAAATTACAACAAGGGGTTTCGAGTGAATATGACATTTTATTATCCTTTGTAACTAAATGGTTTATTTATTTAATCAGCCACGGGCATCAAGGATTGCTTCTCGGAGTTGATCTTCACTTTCGTACTCTTCGAGGATCTCGATCCCTTCCTCTTCCATGATACCGATCAGAGCATCCCAGCCCAGAGTACCAAGGTCGACAATTTCAGTCTTGGGGATCTCCATCATCTTCCCCATGATCACCTCGGCATCCTTCTTTTTCATCGGGGCGTCATTCAGGGGTTTATCGGGATTGTCCGGATTGATAATATTATACATTCCCCGCTGAACCCGGATCAGATGGAGTTCTTTCGGCGGGGCAATTGGTGCTTGGATCTTTACCGGTTCGGGAATCGGTTTGATCGCCGTCAAACAATCATAATCTTTTTCGAAGGAACCAAGAAATCCCTCCGGTACTTCGACTGTATCTCCAGGCACAACCGAATATCTTTTCCCCTCATACTTAAAAGAGTGCCGGCCTGTTTTTGCTTTCTTTCTATATTTACAAAGGTTCATAGAACCCCTCCTTGCTGGTTATCTTTGATGAAATAGAATGGTGAGTTGCGCCCACCATTCTAATATCATTTTGCATTCACTGTGGGCGCGGATTAAGCGTGCAGTACCGTTACACCACAGTTGCCATTCTGATCAGCCCGAATCTGCGGAACCATGATTGTCATAACCTTGTAATTGGTAGTCATGCCGCCACCTTCAGTCCACTCAACCGTAGTAAGAGGCAGACCTTCAACAATCCTGACAACATCAGAAGTCATCTGAACCAGGATAACGTTATCGGCGGTCAGTTTGTCAACGACTTTGACCTCAGTAATGCCGGCGATTTCCAAGATACGCTGACGAATGGTCTTATCGGATTCAGCCTTGTAATCGTCATCGAGAACAGTCTCATACGAAGTCGGCACATAGAGAACCCAGGGACCGTAGAAATGGGAGTCGATGGAAGCCTGTTTCATTTCCCGAACATCATCAAGAATCTGCTCACCAGTCTTACCGGAGGCGTCCCAATTTGCCGTCAAGGTGACGTCGTTGGCCTGGGGGTGGTCTAAGTACCCGTAAATCGTTCCGCCGCCGTAAGCGTAAGAAGAAACGCCAGCAAACAGCATCTCCTCGATCTTCTCTGCCACAACCCGAGCCGCCATGGTGGCTGTGGTGGTATCCAGGGGTGTGCTGCCATTCCTGGAAGCCGTCAGGGTCCGGATATTGTACTGGAAATCCTTATGGACGATGGGCAGGGGCAAATACTTCAGGGTCGTTTCGGGCCGATCCCTCTTGCTCGGAGTAACCGCATCCATGGTCAGTTCAGCGGCAGTAAGCTCGGAGATGTCCTCATACTCAAGAACGGTTTTTCCAAGACCATTACCAATCCGATATACCAGATTCCGGGAATACAGATCAGCTACACCAACAAGACGCTCCTGGGCAGCAAACATAACTGCGGAATCGAGTTCCTTCCACTCATCTTTCCGGAGAGTGGCGGCGTTGACCCTGACTACCTGCGGCTGTCCGCCATTATAGACAACGGCATAGGGATTGCCATCAGTTCCAATCCAAGGTTTGAGCAGGCCAACAGACATTCCACCGGCCATCAGTTTCTGCGATACGGGGCCAGACCCGGCACCATTCTG